AACATGAGTGACGTACTACAGCGGGACGAATACGAGCGCCAGTTGGTCGCGCATTGGCTGGTCACGCCTCACGGCTGCGTGATGGTCGATATGACATGGGCCAAAATGGTCGAGTACGCAACCGATCTGAACGAGACCCTGGGCGGGTTTGTCCGGGGTGTACGCGCTGCGGCGCTTGGGAGGGAGAAATGAGCCCATCTTTTCGCGCCCCCCTGCAAAACGTCGAGAGCCACCTCAATTGGGGCTATCGAGCGAACCTAGCGGCCCGCGCCTGCGCCGGCCTGGACCTCCCCGCCGATGTGGCTGAGGGAGCGGTGAAGAAGCTCGTGGAGGCGGCGAATAGTTTTCTGGCCATTGGATTTGAAACCGGAAATGAGGGCGATGACCTGCGCGCCGCCCTAGCCGCGCTCGGTGTGCCGAAATGACCGACGACAACACCCGCGAGGCGCTGGCTAAACAGATATGGGATTCCGCGAATGCTGCCGTGGCAAGGGCGCGCGTGGCGGGATGGAACGAGGCGATTAAAGCGGCGCGAGCCGTTGCGGAGCCGGCCATGAAATATGAACGACTAACAGATGACGCTCTGCATAGCTTTGGCCAAGAATACCAACAGTTACGCATGAAAGCAGAGAGCGTGAACCCCGGTCACATTGCAGAGGCATACGCCCAGATAGAGGGCATAGCGACAGAACTTGAAACAGCCCGCGCCACCATCGCCGCGCAGGCCGCAGAGATCGAGCGGTTGAAGGCGGAGCGCACTACTAAGGAATGCGATCACGTCTGGATATACATCACGAATACAACCGCACCACATCGCTACTGTGACAAGTGTGGGAAACGGAGCAACCACGTATGACTGACAGAGAGCCTGTGGAGATACTGGCGAAGGCGGTGGCTCCCGACACATGGAACGCAGAGGATAGTGATTTCGTAACTCGGGATGAAGCCAGAGCGATGCTGCGCGATTCTGCCAGAGACTTGATTCGCCCACTCGAAGCCGCCGGCTATCGCATCTGCGGGCCAGAGCCGACAGAGGAAATGGTAATGGCTGCGTTCGGAACGCAAGGACAACGTTATATCGACGGTGGCCGGATTAAAGAGTGGTGGCGAGACATGCTCGCAGCCGCGCCGACATACGGGAAGGAGTGAGGGATATGGACCTGAGACCGTGCCCGTTTTGTGGCGGATCAGCCGTTTATAGCTGCATTGCCAAACGAAGGTGGACCGTACTTTGCGATACGCCATGCGGCGCCTTAGGCCCTATCGCGTCGAGCAAGCCGAAAGCCATCGCGGCTTGGAACGACCGTCTTTTCGAGCCGGCAACCGCGCAGATATTCGAGATTTTGGAGGAATACAGAAGGGCCGCGCAGGGGGGCAAAGACGAGGACGATTGCGAATGGAATGCCGCTTGGGTCGCTGCGATAGAGGCGGTGCGGGAGTGTTTGCCGACCAGTCTCAAAGCCAAGCGTACCGGCCGCACCCTCGACGGGCGAAGCCCTGACGGCGACCCGCCGCCGGAACTGGAGAGAGAGTGATACCCGAGGATTCGGTTCTCTACCTCGCCATTCGGGGCACGCTGTTGCTGTTAGCCTTCGTTCTTTTCGTCTATGGCTGTACTCGTTAAGCGAGCCGACCCAAAATGAACCGCCGCACCTTCCTGACCGGTCTTGTCGCCGCCCCGTTCATCGTGAGGGCGGGGTTAATCATGCCCGTGCGGGCGCCAATCATAAAGCCGACTGGCTGGCGATTGCTTGGCGTAAAGGTTTCGTCGGGCGCGTCCAGTCGGTTCCGCGTGAACGGGGGGCCGTGGCACCCATTTACCGGAGGATCGTTCACGTTCGATAGCGCGATGGAGTTTGAGGAAGGGTCCGAGGTCGAGCTTGAGATGGACCCGGCCTGGCCCTCAAGAAACTATCAGCAGCACGACACCCCACCACAGCCCGAACCGGACCAGCTTCTGCCAATATTGAGCGTCTGACCTGAATGCGACCGACCACCAGTCTTTCCCGCTGTGATGCCAATTCCCCGGCTCGCCCCGATCCAGGTCCGCATCTGACGGCCATTTCGGCAGCCAGGAATCGGTTATCAAGTGGATTGGCCAGTCTATCGGGGAAGTCAGCAAAAGGACGGGGATAGCGTTGATCGCGTCACGGTTCATAGGAGATTGAGAAATGGAAGCATCGGAAATTGTCGAGGCATACAACGTCCTCATTAAGCGCGCCCACGATGTGGTCGATAAGGCCCCCTACTGGGCGCACATCTGGGCGGATGATTGGGATCACACAAGACTATGGATCGACGGCGATACGGTGATCCTGACATGGCAGGAAACCGAATCGGACTATGACGGCTGGACCACGCACACGGAGCGGGCGGAGTTCCCGCTTCACCTGTTGACCTGCCCAAATGAAGAGCTTGGCGCATGGAAGAAAGAACAGGCGAAGCTATACGAGAGGAAGGAACTGGCCCAGCGCGCGGCCCTAATGACCTTGGAGCAAGACCGAGAGCGTGCGGCGTATGAGGCCCTAAAGCGGAAATACGGCTAGGTTCGTTTATTGCGCCGTTTTGGAACAGATTGGGAACACCGGGGCAGGATGGCCCGCCCGTGCCCGCCAAATGGCCCGTAGTGAGCGAGAGGGGTGGCTCAGGCAAAATCCCCCGTCTGACTCTCGGGGCGCCCCTAACGACACGCACGGGCCTGAGCCCGCATGACCCCGTATTCGTTCACAGCCCGCTCGATCATGGTCCCGTCCGGCAGGGCTTCGACCTCATCCGCAAGTTGGTTGCGGGCTTCGTCGGTCCATGCTGAGACGGGCGGACAGGAGTGGATCGTCTGACCACAGGCTGCCAGCAGAAGGCAGAGGGCAATTGCGAGCGGGCGCATCATATCCCGCCCGCCAATCGTCGCGCCCTCATCATGCGCTTGTTCGCAGACTCCGGCGAATTGTATCCCATCCCGTACTCCATGACGCTGTGCATTTTGTCATAGGCCGCGTCTGCTTCTGCCAGTGTTGAGTAAGAGGGCCAATAATCCCATCCCTTTTGTTTCGCGCGCGCGACGGCCTCTTGGTTGCTTAGAATCTTGCCGTTCCATACGGTGGGAATTACATAGTGCCGACCATCGACCGACGTTACCAAGTTCCTGACGGTGGAGATGCTGCCGTCCGGGTTCTTGGTTCCACCGGACCCCACATTTCTGAAATTGAATAGGTGGTGATCCCAAAGATGTTGCTCTCCGGTGGTGTGTTCATATGGCAATTTATTGGGCTGGCCGTCACTAGCCGCGTTCTGCGGGGAACCGCGCCATCCGGGCCTAGGCAGATGGCGTCCGGGTTCGACGCCCTTTAGATAATCAGTGATGTCTCCGAACAACCCGATTTGCTCCGGTGTATAGGACTCAACCGGCCACCCGCCGTTAACAGGTGCGAGATACCCGCCCATAGCTTGATCCGTGCGCGATCTATCCAGCCATTCGGAATATGGCCGATTTTCCCCGTACTCATTCTGACCGCGCGTGTAGGCCCGCTCGTCAACGCCGATTTGCTCCGGTGAGCGAGCGGCTGTGTATTGAGCCTTCCAGTCACGATATTTCGGGTCGTTTTGGGGGAGGTAGTGTAGAAACTCCCCGAACACAGCATTTTTCAAATCGCCGTGCGAAAGCTGCGGGTTGAATGCCTCAAGTGTCCATCGGCCAGGGATCGGATTGTCTCGTTCTTCCGGCGGGTAGGTTTCGATTTGCCGACCATCCTGCATTCCCTTTGTGAATCGAGAGTCCATAACGCTAACGGGCGCGCCGCGCAGCGTCGGGTTCTCACGAAAAACCTGTGAAAGCAAGCCCTGAAGTTGCGTTTGTCCCATTTGCTGGTGCGCGCGCGTTACGGCGGGGTTGGCCCCGAGCATGCCTGTAGGTTGCTGGCGCCCGAGCAACCCCGGGGATGATGGGACGGCATTAAGCAACCCAATCAGCTCTGAAATGCGCGGCGGCATGCTACCACCCCTTCTCCCGTATCCGGTCAACCAACTCGCCCTTGGACTTGGGCGCGTCGGCCGCCGCCTGTAGCTGATCGTCCTTAACTGAATTGGACGCTGCGGCATCCCTGCCCCGCTGTGCCCCCCTGCCTATGCGGTAGAGCCAGAAGGCGCCACCGCCGAGGGCAGAGAGGGTCAGCAGGATCAGGATCAGGTTGGTGGTCATTCGGTGGGGGTATTCGGAACCGCGAACACACCGAGAGCAGTCAGCACGGCAAGAATGCCCTGCACGATCACGGTCGCGTCGATACCGAACACGGTCAAGCCGTCGCCGATCCCGATGAAGCCGGGGCCGAGGACGATAACGAGCAGGCCGACAACGGCCGCGATCAGTTTGCTGTAGTTCGACATTTCAGAGTCCTTCTTTCCAATGGTCCCGGCAACTGGCGACGAATTGCTCGACCGTCCCCTTGCCGTGAACCGTGTTGTAAAACTTCTTCCAGTACCGCCCCATCGCTTCCAGATCGTCGCCCGAAGGCAACGCACCGGGCTTGGTGCGGTAATGGATTCGACACATGGCGGCGGCGTAGTTGACATTGCCCGCAAGCTGCCGCCACGGCTCCGGGTGTTCGCCCATCAGGCTCTTAACCTTGTCGCGTAGCTCCGTCCGTGATTCGAGCCAGCGCCAGTGATCGGTGTGAGTCGCCTTCTCCATCTGGAAGAAGCCGAGCGCCGGCCCCCACCACGACCCGCCACGGTCAAGCTGATCGACAAATCGCAAATGGCTTTCCTGCAAGCCCGTACAGATTACGAGCTGTTCTGCGTTGTGCGACCAGAGGCCGATATGTTCGAGGGTGGGGCGGACGATGAAGCGGCGAAGCTGTGAGACAGAGATCATACCGGCAGCATCCGATGGATTACGTCGAGCGGAACCGCGAACACGAAACTCCCCGGACCAATTACGGGAATGGGGACCGGAAGCCTCGGGGGCACCATCGCAACCAGTATCCCGATGACCTCACCATCCTCATTAAAGATCGCGCCGCCGGAATTTCCCGGTCCTGCGGTAATGTCCAGAACCATCCAGTTACCGAACTCGGGATAATCGAGAGCCCGGATGAAATCAGAACTGATCCGGCCGTATGTGTGAATCCACTCGAAGCCCATTGTCATTCCGACGGTGCTGACTTCCTGCCCGATATAGAATGGCTGGTTTTCAGCGATGGGCGCTTCGATGCCGAGATTGACCGACCCGTCGATCCGCACGAGCGCAAGGTCTGCGGTCTTCGCCGCCCAACTGAAATGCGCGGGGTAAATCTCGCCGGAATAGAGAATCACATAGACTGTATCGCCTGAGTTCCTGAGCCCCTGCGTGCAATGACTCGCAGTCAGTATCCCGCCCGTCTTGTCGATGATCGTCCCCGAGCAATAAATATTATCCCGGTCAGGCGAGGAACTAAGGGCCACGGTGTAGTGGCGAAGATCGGAAGATGTACCGGCCGCGCATGAAGCTAGAATGACCGCCACGAGGGCGGCGAGGATGCGGGCCATACGGGCCTCCTATCTATTGAAAATTCGCCGGAACACGTACCGACGCGCGACGGCCGCGATGAAAAACACCGAGCCGATCTCCATGCTTTCACCGTATGTCGGCTGAAAGCCCCAGAAGGGGAGTAGAAGGTGGTTGAGCAAAACCGCGATGCCGAAGCCGCTCGCGGCGTCACACACAGCCTCGATTGCGGACCAGCGGCGGGACTGCATTAATGCCGTGACGGCTCGGTTACTGTTTCGGTCCCGTCATCGTGAAAAACGATTCTCCGGCACCACGGGCATCCGGCGATCTGCGCCCTCACCGCGTCGTCGTCCTGTAGCAAGCAAACGGGTGGGCCTTGGCAGACAATAACGATAGGGTCATCGTCGGTCTCGGCAAACCGGGCAGATGTCATTAGAACATCTTGGGGTCGAAGCCGTGATATTTGCAGACCAGCTTTGCAAGCCTGTGAAAGTCGGAACCGTGTTCTGACTTGACGCCCTCGCTGTCCAGCTTCACATGAATCATCTCGTGCGCCATTGAAAGCACCAGCGTATCGGTGTGGGCCACCGCCCCCTCCGAAATCCTGATCCGGTGCCTTCCCTCGTATAGCGAATGGTCGCCGTGTATTTTCCTGTTGCGAATGACGCGGAACTCGACCACATCGGCGGGCGGGAGTTTCCACCGGCAGAATGGCGGCGTGGCGCGCAGAAACCCGTAGGATGCAGCGAGGATTTCCGGCGTCAGTGGGAGTGTCATTTGCGGTTCAACCCGCCCCGACCAATCGGGACCATGTACCGCTTGGCGTAGGCCAGTAAGTCCTCTGCCAGTTCAAACGCCCGCATGGGTGTCATGTCGATCAGCGCCCGGTCCGTATTGTCGCTGAATGTCTGCAAACAGAACTCCCCGGTATCGGGATGGAGGGTTTGACCTATGTGCTTGTACTCTTTCATACCCGCCACACCTTCCCTCTGAATTCGACTTCGCCGGCCTGCTCGTCCAACACCTGTACAAGCTCCGGCATCAGCAAACGCCCGTTATCAAACGTCAGCACACCGAATGCCGAGCGATGATTGCGCGGGTTATCTTCTGTGTATGCGAACTGCGGTCCGGCAGGATCGGCCAGGGTTCCAAGATCGACGCCGTACCTGTTCCCGGTGTAGTCAGTGTATGGAGTAACTTTCGGGGCATGAAGATGGCCCGTCACCATCGTAAGTCCCGCCCCCATCGCGTTGTTGTGCGTCGCATGAACGCCGCCCTTCCACCGATGTTTGATAACCACCTTCCCGTTGATCCAAACCGACCAGCACGGCTCCCAATCAGGAAAGTGGTCTTTAAGGTGCATCCCGTGGACGTTCGCGTACTCCGGCGCGACACTCGCAAGCCTTGCCTCAAATCTTGCGTCGTGATTGCCGAGCGTCCATGCCTTCTCGGCGTCGTCGGGGGCGGCATCCACTATCTCGCCAAGGCGCTCTTTCGTGCATTCCAAATCCTCCGCAACCGTGGGGATATCTTCCCACATCAGGGGGGCGTGGCGACTGATCGAGGCCCCGTCCGTCATGTCGCCGTTAGCAATGAGCGCAATTGGCTTTAGCTTCTTGCAGAACATAACCAGCGCGCGGTGCGCCGTGGAAATGATGTTTGGCCAGTAGTGCGCGTCAGAGAAGGCGATGACGACGCCGTTCTCAATCGTCCATTCTATTCGCGGCTTGTGAATAACCGGTGTGCGCTTCCGCTTGTTCTCTGTCGGGGCCTCGATCTTGACCCCTATTTCCTTTTCCAGTCTGTCTCGCCGCTTGTAGGCACCGCGCTCGGTAATCCCCGCACGCTTTCCTGCTTCGGCCGCGCCGCTGTTCGTAAACACAGCGACAAACTCGGCCTCAGTACATTGGGCCAACGCCACCTCCGAAGCTGTTTCGACTTAGTGGATATTATTGAGCCAGTCTAGAAATCTGATGGCTCCGGCGCCCAATCCACCGGCCGCTGCGCCTACGGCAATCAATATCCGCCAACCGCCCTTCGCTTGATCGACAGACGAGCGAATGGCCTTAACGTCAGACTTGATTTCGCCAAGGTCCTCTCGCGTGTCCCGCATTTCGGCTTCAAGGGTTGCGAGACGTTCAATTTCCGGCTTGGTCATTGCTGTTCCGCAATGATAGCCAGCGTCGTCTTTAGCGCCGCGTTGCTTCCGGCCGATTGCGTCGCCAACTGCTTCCATCTGGCAAGTTGGGACTGGTCGGTCAGAAGGTTCGCCAGCTTTCGGGTATTGTGCTGAAATGCCAATCCCTGAACGAATCTCGACGCCGCGCCGATCACGTTAGGGTCGCGGATATTCAGCCCCAGACCCTCGATGATCTCCGTATTGAACGCAGTTGAAGAGCCGGGCTTGAACCTCATGCTCTGCGCCTCGAACACATCGAGCATCCGGTTGAAACCCTTCCAGATGTTCGGGCCGTCCGGCATGGACTGAATCAACGCCTGTAGGTTTCGCTTCTGGGCCGCGTTGGAAAACACGGCGTTCCGGAATGCAGCCGCGCCCCATTGGTTTGCCCCGCCAGCGGCGGCGTCCTTCGTTGCACGATTGAACACGGATTCCAGATTGGCTCGTACCCATTGGGGAACGGCCTCCGGACTCTCCCGAGTCAACCGCCTGATCGTCTCGCGGATAATCGTCGGATCGAGGTTTTCAGGTGCCGGCGGCATAAGAGCCTGTCGCTGCGCCGCCATGTCGTCTGTTGCAGACAGGGCCCCCAGTGGGGTTCCCTGCTGTAGGGGTCTTTCGACCTCTCTTGCGCGAATCGACTGCGTAACCACCGCCCTCTGATACTCAGGGGAGGCCTGAAACATGGCCTGTTCGATCTTCCCGGCCAGAGATCCCGGGAACGGACTCGATACGGCTCTAGACTGATCCTTGAGATACTTGATAACGGCATCCAGAACCGGGCCGGAGTTGTCCGACATATTTGAAAGCGAACCGTACTGTGCCGGCTGTTGTCTGACTGCGCCGACCGCTGCTTTGAAGGCGTCGTCGTCCGCGAAGGTTTTAAAAATGTCGTCGGAAAGCGAAAACGCGGGGTTGTTTGCAGAGAGATTGTAATGAGGTTTGGTTAACTGATTGGTAATCGTCCGTTCTCTCGCAAGCGCGTCGTCCGCAGCCCCCATCACCCTTGTTGGGAGCGTCCCTAAATCCATACCCTCCGGCATTCTCGCAATATCGTCCGCCTGTGTAGCAAACGCCTGCGGAGCCCCTGCGGTGCGTTGAACCATGAAGTCGTCCATGATCCCCGCGCCGCCCGGAGACTGTTCCACGACCCGCTGAATTGAGCGCAGACCCGTTGCACCGCCACCCTTGACTTGTCCAAGCGCCTCCGCCCATGTCAGCCGCGTTCCCCTTCTCTGGGCGTCCGCCATCAATGCCTGTGCGCGTACTAGATCGTCTTCGGTTACGGCGCCCGTCTGTAGGACCTTGGCAATCGGGCTCGTTCCCCTGAGCGCTCTTATTACCGCACCCCCCAACAGCCCGCCGCCCGGGATGCCAATCTCAAGAAGCTGCGATACCCACGGCGGCGCCCCAGCTTCCTCTGCAACCTGCCCCGAAAACATGCCAGTTCCTATAAGGGCGGAAACGACTGGCCCGCCACCTGTGAGGGCGCCATACCCGATACCTTCTGCGGTGTCCTGAATGACTCGCCCGGTTCCCGTTTCCGGCTCGTACCGGGGGACGCCTAGTCCCCCGCCGAAGATAAGCTCCCCCTCCGCGTCGTACCGGGGACCCGCCATCGGACTAAAGATGAACTCCTGAGCGTCTTCGATGCTCGGAAGGTTCTCGGCGTACAGATTTCCGTGCGCACCTACAGCTGATGCGACGGGCGAAAGCGGATCGAACCCGATACCCTCGGAAATCCATTCTCCGGCGGAACCGACTGCGGGCGCTACAACGTCACGCTCGAGTGCCCCGAGGGCCTGCGGCATGCCCACAAGTCCGCCAACCGATTCCCAGAGCCCCGTACCGACATTGCTGACAAAATCGTTGACGCCGCCCGTTACCTTTTCAAACTGGGGGCGTGTGTCTTCGACTTCTGTCGCGCTGTCGAGTTTCTTGAACGCCTCTGCAACCGTGTCCCATTCCGGCGTGCCCCTCCTGTCCTGATTATCGACAAGCCATTGGGCGAACGCCTCGCGGTCGTCCATTACTGAGTGCCGTTGACAATGGCGCGGGCACGGTCAAGTACGTCGGTCTCGCCGCCTGTTTGACCGCCAGTCGCGTCGTCCGGCGCAACATCAAGCACGCCATATAGATCGTCGAATGACGGTAGGCTCCCCTGCCATCCCATGAGCGTGCGGTTCTGGTTTATGTACGAAGCTGCATCGTTCTTGGCTTGAGCGGCGGCAACCATGTATTTCAGGAGTCTTGAAAGTCTCTCCGCGTTCTGCTTGGCGGGGAGCCTCGGATCGAAGGCGCGCTGAATCAGCAACTCACCTTCCCTCTCTGTAAACTGCGCACCCAGAATGACACGAAGGTTTCTTTGCACGACCTCCTGGACCTGCTGCTTGAGATTGAGCGATTCCGGCGCGAAGAATGCCTGCAAAACATCGGGGGCGACTGTATGGGGACCCGTAAGCCCCTCTTCCCCGGTTAATTGAGAAACGACGCCCGTAAGCTGCTCGATACCCTTCGCCGTGTCCTGTGCGCCACCGAGCATCCATTCGGTCATTTGCTCGGCAGCTTTTTCGTCGAACTTTTCCTCGTAAACGGAAAGAGGCGGCGTCGGGGGTGGGAAGTCGATGTCAACGCTGGTCCGGCCCGCCTGCGCCTTGTCGAACTCATATCCCTGATATGGCGTGTTTTCGACGATCTCCCCCGTAACGGGGTCTAGGTAGAACGGCTTGTTCGGGTCAATGGGATCGGGCTGGTTTGCAAACTGGCCGGCAAGCTGCCCGAACACCCCATAGGCATTCGCGGCGCCAATATCTTCCGGGTAGTCCATCCCGGCTTGAAACAGCTTCGCCCTTAATTGAGGATCGTCGCCGGCAAAGAACTTCAGCGCCTCCATGACGCCCTTCGCGTCAGGCTGGTTTTGTGCGGCAGCAAGCTCCGCCTTTTTCAAACCAAGGTCTGCCGACTGAACGGCAAGACCAACATCGCCCAAAGCCTTCTGTTGATTCCCCGCCATCAAATCCGAGAGGTGCTGAGAGTATGTCCCTCCCAACATCGCCGAACTCGCAGCGGAACCGATGTCACGAAAACTCGGGCGTGTATTGGACTGAAGATATTGCGTGATCCTGTCCTGCGCCGCATCGAGACCGGAAATCGCGGACGTGTAGTCCGGGGCTTCCTGTGGAGCAAACAGATCGGATGCGAGAGTCATTAGAGCCCGTACCTCGCGCCGCCGTGAATGATCGGTTGTGCGGACGGCCTTGGCGTGTTGATGTTTACTGTCTGTCCGGGGTCTCCATTAAGGAGTCCGCTAATTCCGCCGATGGTGTCGAAAATAGACTGAATCCCGCCCACAGTTTGAGCCGCGCCCAGTCTTGCGGATTCATCCGCCGCATACGGAAGCTGTGCCGCGTTCAATCCGGCGGCCGTTGCGAGATACGTCCTCGCACGGTCTCTTGCTTCCGATTCGGAACCCTCGCGCATTTTCGCAAATGCCTGTGCGCGGGATTCGTCCACCCGCTCCGGATTTATGAGATAGGGTGTACCCCTTGCTCCGGCCCTTCGGTTGGCAACGAGCAGGTCCCTTAGACCCTCCGCGAAACTCTCGTTGATCCGCTCCCGCTCATACCCGAGCAGGTTCTGATAAAGCGGGTCGTCGGGATTAACGAGACCCTGCATCAGTTGACGTTGAAGCTTCGCCGCCTTCTTTGTGGAGTTGTCGTCGTCCCCGAAGGCGCCGAACAACCCCGCAATTCCAGCGCCGGCACTACCAATATCGGCAATGCCCCCCAGAACGTCCCCTATGTCGTCGAGAAATGAAAAGGCCATCTATTGTCTCCCGTGTACGCTCGCGTACAGCGTGAACCGCGAAAGCGTATCCGGTCCCTGTGTGTCTTCTGTGGTAATTGTCAGCCTGATCGCTTCGCCCCTTGCTCTTAACGGGTACTTCACATTGGAAGGCTTGCCGACGCCGATTTGATTCTGTCCTACGGTGAACAAACCAAGCGGCGCGCTATTCCCCGAAGCATTAACTGTAATCATGTCCAGCCCCTCGGATTCGTAGGAACCCTGGGCGATGAATTGATATTCGGTATTGGCTCCGGATTCGATGAGCGGCTTGATGTAGGAAAGCTTTTTGATCCGAACGGTTTTCTTTGGCTCGTCGAGAGTCAGCCAGCCAGTCCGATACTCTGTGGCAATGGGGTCCCCATCGTCGGAAAACACGCCCCCATCGAACTCGTAAACCTTCCCAAACGGCCCGACGCAAATCAGCGTCCCGTCCAGTCGAACGAGATAGGCCTGTTGGTTGGCGAATTTTCCTTCAAAGAGCGACCAGCTTCCCCCGGCCCAGTTATCGCCGGCCTGTTGATTGGTTTCTCCAAAGAATGCCGCGTAGTTGTAGCAGTAGAGTCGATCGTTGACCTTGAACAGCAACCACGATCTCTGAGGATAGTGGACCAGTTGAATCAGGTCCTGTGGAGAGGTGTCGATTTCCTCCCGGACGGTCTTTCGCAACGCTTCCGTAAGGTTCGCCCGGTTCAAGGTAGAGGCGTCGTCCACCTGACTGATTGACTGAACACCATCACGACCAACATAAGTGATGTCGTTACCGATGCCGACCATTCCCGAGGGTGAAACCACACCCTGAGGAAACAGGCCTATCGCCTGAAAATCGTAATCTGTGGCGGCGGCAGAAGACCGGATCGGCGTCGTACCTGAAAACAGGTAGATGTTCTGCTTACCACCTAACGCAAGGTATTGCTGAAACGAGGCCATCGTAACGATTGAATCGCCGCGAGGCTGTTGGCCGCCGAAGTTGAACGAAACCGAATCCAGAGTTCCCGCGTCCGTCGTGTAATCCGTGGGGTCGTTCGCCCCCGAAATTCTAACCTTGGTCTTGTCCCGAAGGTCGGTCAGGTACAGCCTTCCATAGTGAACGTGGGCAAAGTCAGAGACGGGCATTGCGGACTTGAGGAACACAAGGGAGTCCCCCGACGTTTGACCGGCAACGTCTTTGACCCTGATATTCGCCGAGACAGACAGAACCTTGGTGACCGCCGATCTCGTGGTATTGGAGACGAAATCCCCCGCCCTGATTTCTGTGGCAGAGAATGACACCCCGGATACGGCAATCACAGAGGCGTTTGTTGCACCTGTGGCAACTGCTACGTTGTCCTGCTCGCCATCGGGTTGGGGGACGATGTTCAACTCAACGAGGTCTATGATCCTGTATCGCTGGTTTGCAGTCGGCTCCGCTCCATCCCCAGCACCGGGCGAGGTTGCCGAGACCCGCGTATGTGTCAACGCCGCAGAGGCAACAGCGGTAATCAAGCCGTAAGCCGAGGACTCGACGTAAAACACAATGTCGTTGATTACAACGTCCGTCCCGGTGATCCAGTTCAAGACTTCCGCATCCACAAGGGAGCCGGCAGAGGTCCCGGTTCCGGTGGTCCCCATCTCAACAATGGCTTCCAGCTCCCGGAACGCCGTCCCGTCTGTCGTGTAGAAATTCCGATCCGACCCGTTGACGAATATCAGCCGGTCGTTCATCTGGACCGATCTCAACCGATTAGTAGAGAGCCCCGAATGAACCCGCGAGAAGGTTCCTACATCGTCGTATTTCCAGATCGCCCCGGAATCGGAAAGTGTGTCATGCCCAGAAACAAACAGGATCGCCGTCCCGTCGCGCTTTACAAGCTCGTGAACGCCGGTAAGTAGCGGAGCCCCCGCAATAGCCGCCCCCAACTGTACGATACCCGGACGCTTCTCAGCCCCCCCGGCGGCGTTGATAAACCGATTCTTGAATCTATCGGCGAAGTCGATTGGTAGTTCCGATTCCGTGAACGAAGTAGCTAGACCTCTTGGCGCAATCGGATAGGTCGCCTCAAGCATTAACGCGCTTCCGAGTGCGGCGTGAAGTACATATCGGTTCCTGTGTCTGCATTGAACCGGTTCAAAGATTCAGATCGCATCCTTTCGTACTCTTGAAACGCCATCTGATACTGCGGTGTCGGTTCGCCGCCGTTCTCCTCCAACAAAGCTTTGGCATACAGTCCGAGAATAAGAAGCTGTGCCGGAAGGTCGGGAACGGTGTTGATATCCGAAAGGGTGTAGATCGGCGGCTTACGGTAGTAGGCAATGTTGAACCGCGAACTGACCTGAGCGGTTACGGGGATAGGATAAACCCTGATCCTTGGATTCCCGGTGATGTCGTCTACGCCAACGATTCCGAACTGCCTTGGCCCGCCAAAGGAATTGAGCCTTTGCAGACGGCGCATGTCCTGAATGTCCCGCACGTCCAGCGGGGCAATATCCGTCCCGAACGAAATCTCGTAGATGTTCTTTACGAGGGCATTCGAGGTTGTAGAGACTGTATAGGTACCCACGCTCGATTGAACAGAAACTATCGTTTCGGCGTAAAGCTCCTGCCAGTCCCCTGCGTCTGAAGCTTCGTCTACAACCTGGTTCAACAGGTCCAATAGGACTGTGGCGTGTTTGGTTGCGTTGAGAGTCGTCGTTGGCGTAACGCCCATCCGTCTTTGAACGGTGTTAACGATTTCGATGACTGATAGCCGGAGGTCAAGGGTCATTTGTGACGGAAGTACGGGATGAAGCTGGCGACGCCGCTAACCACGGCAATGAGGAATCCGGCAGCCGAGGTGGGGACCGCGCCGCCGCCACCGCCGGAGGCGATTGCAGTAGTGGGCGTATCGAATTTCAAGGCCGAAGCCTGATCGCTCGATTGAACGGTCAACCCTGCCCCGGCTGCCGCCGCCGTGCCAATGGCAACGGCGGAACTGAACCTCCCCGTAGCCCCCGAGACGGTCGTAAAGACCATCTCTGAAACGACAGATTGAGCCGTGGTGTCGATGATGTTGAAGAACGAGTCGATCAAGTCGGCATAATCGGCGCCGGTCGGAACGTCGCCGGTAGCGAATTGCTGCTTGAGTGTCGCGCGGGATTTGGCTGTCATGTGAATAGATGTGTCGCCGGTCCTGTTTTTGCGGATACGCCCGTTTCCCCGACTGTAGACGGTGCGGTGTTATCGACCGTCAGCACGAGAGTATCGGGGCGGACTTTCGTTAATGGCTTGGGATCGGAGCGCGCGTGGACATATTCTTGAGGATGTCGCGGCTCCCAGTCTTTTTCACAGACTATCGCCCCGTCCCACCGTTTGTGAATCTTATCGTTGTAGTATGTGAGCCCACATTCGTCGCAAACGAGGAGCCAGTTGCCGATCCGATGGGTGTTCCTCATCGTTCGAGAACCCGAACCTTGAAGGTTCTTTCGTCTATCCTGCCGCCGTTGGTTTCAATGCGGGAGGTGACGTTGTATTCGTTCCCCACAACACCACCTGAAACCCAGATCGCGTGCTGCGTAGAGGTGTTGGTTTGCGTGTGAAGGGTAAGGCCGGATTGAACCGAAGCCGCAGCGGAGGCAATGAAGTCGTCGGACGGCAGCCACGACGACCAATCGACAACGAAGTCCAGTCGGGAATCGGGGTCTTTGAGTACTCGGCCGAGGGTCATGAGTTGTTCGCGCTCGCCAGTACGGTAATGGTGAATGACGTTGTGGAAACGCTATCCCCGGAAGCGAGAACCTTCGCGGACCCGTTGACCACATAAAGCAACGCCGTCCCCGAGGACTTGACCAGCGCAATATGAGTTGCCAGTCCGGAACCTTCCACAGCCTGAGAGGGCTTTGCTCCGATGGTTAATTCCGCACCCGTAGCGGCCGAAGCCAGCGTGAAATCTGCCGCCGAGATATTGGCGGACACGATCATGTTGGGTTCGTTTGAAGCTGCTGAATATGATTGAGGCGCGGAGGCGCAGATGAACAGAATGTTGGCGTTGTCCCTGATGTAAGCGAGAGACGCCGCCGCTGCTGAGAAACCGAATTTTTTTGCCATCAGAGTTCTATGTTTGAACCATCTTCTTGTAAGAGATAGGTGCCGTCTTCAAGTTGGAGGAAATCCGTATCGAGGGGTTGCGTCGTGTCCTGTGACGCCGAACCCTGTCTTCGGATGTTTCCCACTTGTCTTGGCGGAACCGCGAATGTACGCATGTTCGGACCCACTCTCGGGTCCTCGTAGCAGTAGACGGTCCCCACCCTCTGGGGGACGATCAGGACTCTTGTTTCACCCTTAACGTCGAAAAACTCCGCCCGCACGGGAACCGAAAGCGCCCGCCCATCGGGGGTGACGATAAAAGCTCTCGTATCGGGGTAGACCGATAGATCGTAAGGCCCCTGTCTTGGAACAAAGGCGAGGTAAGGATTCGACCTATGCCCCTGTAGTCCGGTAGCAACACCCATTGCGATCTGGGACGACAGGGCGAACGGTGAAGCCGTATGACCCGTTTGCGGTGCTGCAATCCTGAATACAAGCGGTATGTCAAGATCGAACTCAACTGCGGTGTGACCCGCGAGGGCGTCGTTGATCTCGAACGAGGATGCAACGGTAAACCCGAGCGCGTTTGCAGTATGACCTACAATCGCATTTGCGAGAGAAAGGCTCGCTTGAGACGTTAGATCGAACGGTGACGCAGTATGCCCCGCAGTCGAACCGACCGGGGTATATCCCGCCTGTGAACTGAGGATATACGGAGCCGCTGTATGACCGACGAGCGGGTTGTTAGATGTGAATCCTGCCTGCGATGTCAGATCAAATGGTGCCGCCGTGTGCCCTGCGGTAGCGGACTCAGGGTCCCATCCGATGGCACCCGCAGCCTCTGTAATCTCGATGCACGCGGAGAGCAACACATTGCCGGTGCCCTCGTCGTCCATATCGACCGTCACATCGGCCGGTGTGCCGCTGTTGACAATCTCGTGCAGGAAAAAGAACTGATCTGTCTCTGTGTCAGAGGTCGGCGTCGAGCCCGTCCATGTTCGGGGATCGACAACCGCAGTTGTGCCGGCAACGCCATATCCCGCGCAGACAATCAGCGGCGGCGTATCGCCGGACGCAGCGATCACTTGTGGATCGGGATCGCCGTTTGTGTGCTGGCCTCCGGTATGAGCGAACACGAACGACGAGATCGGTTGATCTGGCCGGAAGATTGTCAGTATGGCGCGCGTCTGGCCGGTTCCAACCGGGCCAGTAATCGTGCCTGTCGTAATGTCGTCGGCGGTCAACACGCCGGCCATGATCTTTGAGCGCGTCGCGCTACCGCCAACAGCAAGGTTTGGGCCATTCACCCAATCTGTCGGCGTAACATCGGCTGGAATGCCGGCCGAATTACCGGCCCGAACCGAATAGATCGCGAGATCGCCGGCAAGTGCATTGGCATGGATCGCTGGCGTGGCGCTGTTGGAAATGCCCATGCTGCCGATCAGCGTCAGTCCCAATCAACCCACCCCAATAAAAAACCCCGCCGGAGCGGGGTTGCGTTTCTTCGTGTGACCGGTTCCTTAGAACTTGTCCCACATTTCTCTTGCGATCTCTGGCGTTGAACCAAAAACAACAATCTTGTGACCGGACTCACGGCAAGACAGCTCACAATCCCCGGGATTGAAATCTGACTGCGGCGGCCGATGACATATCGGACAATCCCCGTTTCCGGTAACGGCGAGTTTTGCCCACTCGGCTATAGCGGAGTCCCGATCCGCTCCCTCGACCTCGATATAGTGCCCATCGGATATCCGGTCGCATCGAAAGAAAACAGGCCCTTCTATCGTGGGGTCCTCAAATGGCGGCGCACCGCAAACCGGGCAGCTTGGTATCTTGTCCATGCGCCGATAATACCCCGCCCACAGTCGCAGAGAAAGAACTTCCCGATGGTGTTACCGGATGCCATTTATGTCACCACCTGATTACCAGCCTGCCTGCGGAGCCGCTTGCTTCATCCCCACCACCGCTACCGGCAGTCCCGGAGTAGTCAGAATCGGAGGTGTTTGCTGCCGTCGATCCGCTGCCCTGCGTTGTCGTCGTGTTGGTGTTGCCGGATGCCGTTACATAATTAGAGCCGCCACCGCCGCCACCGCCGCCCGTGGTGCTGTTTCCGGCACCACCACCACCACCGCCGAAATATCCACCGCCGCCACCGCCACCGGCGCCGTTATTGTTTCCCGTGTGATCGCCACCGGCAGCGCCGCCGTTGATACCGCCAGCCGATCCGGTCGCGTTGTTGCCGCTGCCGCCAATTCCGCCGGCAAGACTGGCTCCATCGTCGCCGTTATCGTTTCCACCGGCACCGCCCGAGCCGCCCGCGACCTGCGTTCCGCCACCGCCGCCCATGCCGCGATTGCTATCGGAACCAGACGCAGCCGAACCGGCCCCGCCTGTGTTCCCGCCGCCGGGACCGCCATTTCCACCGTTCTGCACTTGGTTGGAATGCGGGGCGCCACCACCGCCACCAGCACCCGCAATCAACAACGGGGTAGAGCTACGGAAAATTCCCGAATACCCGCCGCCGCCGCCGGCATATCGAGCGGTGGTAGAGCCAACACCCGGCCCGCCGACGCGAACAGTCAGAGTTTCGCCCGGTGTTACGGGGATGTCGGCTTGAGCAAACCCGCCGCCGCCACCGTCTCCGGCATCGCCGCCGGAATCCTCGAATGCACCGCCGCCGCCCGCGCCCCACGATTTGACGCGCAATGTCGTGACGCCAGCCGGCACCTCAAATGACGTGCCCGCCGTGGCCGTGGAGTATTCCTGCAACGTAGAGAATGCAAACCTGTACGGGTCAATGAGCATCAGGCTCAAAGGTTCACCCGTCCGACAAGATACGCCTTGTACCCCCTACCCCCCGTTCCAACCTGATCTATGTCGAAGGACACTTTTGTCCCCTTCGGGAGATTCGTATCCGAAATAACCGCAGGTGTCGCAGCCGTGATGCTCGTTTCCTCGCCGTTATCAATAGTCAGTTTAGTGGAGAGGATCGAGGTCCCGTTTTTGTTGATGTCCGCCGTGAAGATGCTTCCGGATGCTTGGGCAGAAGTCAGGGCGCCAATCACTTCCGTCAACGTAAAATCGTACGGAAGGTGAATGACGGCCTTCGTTCCAGTCGTAAGGGCCGTGGTTTCGTCCGAACACGCCACGCCAATAAACAGCGGCATGTTCTCGAAGATCGTCCCACCGGTAACCTGTTTCGTTATCCCCGCCTCAACCGTAGGGAAGGGCAGCGAGTTCGACCACGATGCAAGCGCGTCTAGCTCGCTGATCTTCTTGTCAGCCATGAGATATGCCGGCCTGTAGGACGATGAAATTCAACGTCGAGGCACCGGAGACGGCCGTGATGTTCAGTCGAACACCGGTAGAAGGAGAGGTAATCGAACCATCCCTGACTACGGCAGCAGAGGCCGATACGTTCACGCCGGACACAACAGTGTCAATGGCGATGGCAGAGGTTTGAGACAGGATCGGATGCACCGTCCGTTGAACGGTGAAGGTAACGTCCTTCCCGCCGTTCGCCTTGTTGACAACCCATGCAACATTGAACGGGTTGATATGCGGATCGACGGGTATCCAGCTAGTCGCGGTGGCCCCCGAGGCGACCGCGATCTGTACGCTCGTGGGCCGGCCCATTACGAGCCCTGCTTGTATGTGATGTGAACCACACCCGCGAAGGCACCGGTTGTCGCGGAGTTTGCGACCGTGGCATCGACCGTGACCCGGTTCGCCGCAGAGGCGCCCAACGTCTTCCACGCGGCACCGGAAACGCCGGTCAGCGTGTGGTAGGTGTTCTTCCCGGATACCGAGATACCCGCGTACTGGTCTTCGTCGGCCGATGTGCCGATGCGAATCGTGTACGAAGCGGCCGAACCCGCGACGGCGGTTTCGATGACCGCCATAACGTCGATCAATTCGCAATTCGGGGGCACCATCACAAAACCCTTTTTCGCGCCGCCAGAGACAACAACGCTCTGTACCGCGAGAACCGTTCCGATGGTATTGCCCAGCGCGTGGCCGGCTTCCTTGCCGGTCCTGACTGGACCTGAAAACGTAGTTCTGGACATGTCTGAAAATTCCTTCAGTCGGCGTTACGCCGTCATGTATGAAAAGAGGTGGCCCCGACCCGGCTCTCCCGAAAATGCGGGGAGTCGGGGCCGTAAAATCACGCTAATTAGGCGCCAGCTGTTGCGTAGCAGCCGCGCCAGTCCGTCAAGCCCTGCGACCACCGCTTGGTAGTCGTGAACTTCAGGTTCTGCGTGTCGAAGTCGTTGTCGCGGTTGATCTCGGCCGAACGGCGGAGGTAGGTCGTGAGACCGTCTTCCGCGTCGGTCACGATGAACCATGCGTCGGCATCCGTGAGATACGGAGACACGACCACGCTCATCTTTCCGCGAACAACGTTGATGTCGTTGTCGGCCGACCCGACCGCCCGATCCGTACCGAGAATCTTCTCGGCAACGTGCCAGAGGGCCGTGGGGACGACGAGCGTGCGCGGACGGACCATGATCTTCAACGAATTGTCGTCGAGCCAGTCCATAATATCCGTGCAGGCCTGTTCCAGAGCCGCCATCGTAAGGTCGGAGGCGGTGTCCGGAAGGTTCGACTGCAACACCGCGTCACCCACGTTGGGGTGAGAGGCGCTGAAGATCGCTACACCATCGGCTGCCAGTTCGGTCGAGAACCCGTTGTTTAACACGTTCCAATGGGTCGTCTCTTCCGTCTGACGCATCGAACGCGCCAGCATGGAAGGCAGCTTCTGAATGTAGTTGTACTGATCGTCCTCATACATCTCGCGCGTAACCGAGGCGCCAAGGCCGTACGTCGTGTTGACGTATTCCTTCTGGAACCCCTGATACGGGTCGATGTAGTTGATTGGACTGCCCTGGTTCTTCACGCTGGCGAGGGGCAGGCCGGTAACGCCCTGTTCCTTCTCGAACGCCTTTGTGGAATTCTTCGACGTGAAGACCTTGGAGTAAAGGGGTTCCCAGTCGTTGTACTTGTCACCCCAGATTTTGTTGATGCCGGGCCAGAGAAGCTCGGCGAAGTTACCCGATGCTACGGTCATGTTCTATCTCCTTACTTGAACAGGCCGGCAACGGCGACAACTTCGACCCGATTGGCCGCACCGGTTTCTCCCGTAACCTCATCGAACGGCGAAAGGCCGATGATGCGGAACGGAACCGGCGAACCGGCGACAGTCGTCAGCGTGACGTGCATTCTCGACACGCCAACGGCAGTATTCATTGCCGTGACGACGATAAACACAGCCTGACCGATGTTCGACAAACCAACGGACGTGTCGCACTCGACGATAAACGTCATGTCGGGATCGTCCATAACATCGACAAACCCCGCGACAGAGGTCGGCAGGAATGCCGCCGTGTTCGGGAGGTTGTGCGTCAGCGGACGTTTGTCCGTGTTGTAAAGGGCACGGACGACACCCAGAAACCGCGCGGTATCGGCGGTCGCGTTGGTCAACGCGATAACCGCACCGGCGGCGTCGAGAGTAACCGCGTCGCCAATAGCGAGCGGCGTAGAACGAGTCTCGACAGCCTCGTAAAGTTTCGATCTCGGCGCACCAGTTCCACCTGTGAGATGGCGCGACGGAACGAAACCCCTTCGTTTAGAGGTAGCCATTGTAATTCCTACTCAATGACAATTGTTCCATGAATTGCGCGCGATCCGCCGGGCGAAGCCCGCTCCGCGTCTTCGAGGAGCCGTTTCTTCAGCCCTGCGGTTTGCTGTTTTGTCTTTTCCGAAAAATACTCACGATGGCTCTGGTAGTCCTCTGCCGGTAGGGCATGAAGGATCAATCCGCGCGTTTCGGTAATCGACGTATCGTGCTTTTCGCCATTCTCGACGGCATCGCCGTGCAGCTTCGAGGCCGGAACCCAACCGTCCTCCTGTTTCCGCCTGAGATTGTCCGGGTCCGTTGCGTCTATCCACCGATAGACATAATCAGGATTCTTCCCGACAACCTTCATGCGCTGGGCCGGCGTCCAGGACTTTTTGCCCTTCTTTTCTTTTGCCGGCGCGTCGTTCTTCTTCATTAACTTGCTCCCAGTAACTGCTTTTGTTTGGCGTAGTCCTGCGGGGTAATCCCCATGTTCTTCGCAACGCGCAACTCGTCGTCACTCAGCTTCGTGCTGGTCGTTGACGGTCGCGTGCCGGAAGACAGCGCACCCGGACCCGGCGCACGCTTTTTCTGCGTGCCCATGCGCTTGTCGATTTCGGCGAGAATCTTCGGAACATCGTTTCCAAAAGAAGGATCGCCGATTAACTGTTTCGTGAGGTTGTGAACCTCCTGATATTTCGGGTGTGTCTGTTGCGCCCACGGTCGGAGAAAATTCCCGCTCGCGTCCACTTCCGACTCCCACTCCATTGCCTCCGATACATCGACGTTCGGGGTCTGAATCTCGGGGAGAGACAGGGTTGTTTTAGGCTTGGGCTGTAGTTCCTTTGTCAAAAGAACTTGCAACTGAGCCTGGGCCCTCGCATCGCCCTTTTCGGTGGCGGCGGCCAGCGCGGCCTCGATCTGCCCTACTCTCGTGTTGACTTCCGAGGTCTCCTGCTTGGCAATCAGTTCCTCAAGTTTCGAGGTGAGGGCCCGGTTGTGTTCCTGCAACGCGGTCATGCCGCGCTCGGTGTTTTTCAGATGTCCGTAGACGCGGGTGAATCTCGCCTTCGCCTTCTGGGAGCCCCACTCCGCGTCGTCTACCCAATCGGTGCCCTTGGGCTCCTCTTTCTTTTCTTCCTGCTCTACAATTTCTTGCTTTTCATCGCTCATTCAATGACTCCAATAATATCTTCGTCCTGACAGACGAAATGCTCTTCGTCAGAACCGGGGAGCTTTACCCACGCCCCCGCGTGCTGACCGAATACGACGTGCTGCCCCGGTTTGATTGACTCATCGCAGGTGGGGCCAACCGCGATGACAATCCCCGTTGTCGGAGCCAAACGCTTCTCCGCCTGTTCGGGGATAATGATCAATTTGCTTTTCGTTTGAACGGAATCGCGCTTCAGAAGAACACGCGCAAATAGCGGTGTTATCAACTTTTTCTCCTAGACTCTTTGCTTGCAATACTGACTCTGCGAGTCCATATTGAGGGTGCTATGAGAACCCTCATACTCGCGGGCCTGTTACTGGCCCTCACGGGGCCGGCTCTGGCCGATAATTCCCAGCCCGGCTCCCCCGAACCCACGTCAACGACATGGCTGGAAAAGCCCAAGTTCCAGACGGAGAAGGTCTCCAACCCGCCCGCAAAGGCGCGGACGGAAACGGTCGATCAGCTCTAACGCCGAATTGGGCCTCTCCGACGGAGTTTGACCGACCCGCCGCTGCCGTCGTTGCTCTCGGTGCCTTCTGAGCCCCCCGTACCACCGAGGGCGCTCAGGAGCGCGTCTACCGTAGGTGCGTAGGACAGCCCGAAGGTCTGGTTCAAATACTGATGCTCAATTGGCTTCGCCGCTCCGTAACCACCGGAACCAAGTGCGGGGCGGAGCAGGCTTGAGAAATAATCGAGAACGTCGGGGCTCTGGAAATACGAGTTCGCGGACTGCGTTCCATACGTAGCAATCAACGCCCTGATCTGTTCGTCCGTCATTCCCGGTTCAAGAAACGCCGCGAGTTCATCCGGGATCGTTGCCGGCATGGGGGGCATACCCCCCTCACCCTCTCCATCCCCTCCGCCACCGCCGCCTGTGATCGACGGCAGGGCCGAAGAGAAGTCGCTCATGTATTCACCGGTAGCTACGCGATCACCACCGCGTCCACCCGTGGGCCCGAAATCAGAACCCGCAAACCTCGCTTTCATTGCAGCATCCGGGTCCTTCGCTATAGACCCGTAACCCGTCCCCTCGACGTTCCCGCTGGTGTCGTCGAACATCCCGCCGCCGATCAGGGAAGCGAGCCCGCCTATAACCTCAACCGGATTTACTGTAGCAATGCCCATCAGGGTGGACCCGATAGCCATCGCGTCATCGAACCCGAAACTTGATTCAGCGGGACCAGCCGCAGGCGTTCCCGCGATACTCATCTTGGGATCGGCAAACCGGCTTGCCTCCTTGATCCCACCGAGGGAGGACGATTTCTGCGAACTGCCGCTGATCGACCCCGACCGGGCACCGATACCGGAACTTTTCTGCGGGCCGTCGGACTTGCCGATTGATCCGCCACCGGAACCAGCCACGCCACCGCGACCGACAGAGGCGCCGGCAGAATGCCCGCCACCCTCACGAGAGACCTTGGCAAACTCTCTTAATCCCGTATTGGGGTTGACCGTCCCCCTACCGCCGCGACGGCGCAGCATTTCCGCTTCCTGCGGCGTGATATGCGCCACCATCGAATCGCCGTCTCTACCCAATCGGCCGAGCATCTGCGAAAGCGGCATTCTGCGGGAGGCGTAACCATTGGGACGAGAGAACAGTCCCGACAATCTACCGTACATCAAGCGTATCCTTCATCCATTTGCGGACCACCGCCCGCTCCTTGAGTTGGTTGGCCTCCTCCCATGACCGGAGAGCCAGCAGGTCCGCCTCCGTTATCGGGAACTTGTCCAGGAACTCCGCCAGAAACCATTGGGTTATGGGGTGGTGCTGCCACAGGGTTAATTGGTCCGAGTCCGGCGCTTCCATGTAAAATCCCCGGTAAAGCCGTTTCTGTCATTCCGTACATGTATGCGATGTGCATCTGTCTGTGCTGCTCAAGCTGCGCCCGCGCAATCGGAGAAAGTCTTGGACCGTAAAGCGGGTCCTTCTCCATCGCATCATGGACAAGCAAGTGGTTGATGTGATCCTGCTCCGAGTGAACGGCGGGCATGATCGCGTTCGGCATCAGGAGACCGATATTCTCAATCTGCGGATCGTCCACCCGTCCCGGCTCCGGAATGTCGGGTAGAATCTCCTTGATGTTCATCGACCCAAGGGCCTGAAGGTATCTTTTCGACGCAGCCCTTAAATGCTTCGGAGACTGGATAATCAGGGGATTGGTTGAAACAAACTGCCACTCCGCCTGCGCCCGTGCGAGTTTCTGCTGTTCCGTTGCGAGTTTGGTATCTACGATGGGAACGATTTTAAGATCGTTGGCGTAGTCCTTCCTTCCGATCTCGAAACGCTCAAGACCATCGGCATCGAGAACGGTTACATACTGCTTGTCATCGAGATATCTACCGTTCAACCGATAGACCTTGGCAAGTTCTCTTTCCCACGAGTCAAAGAGGCGCTCGTAAGCCGCCGTCGTGACTTGCAGGGACTGATCGAGAAGGGCAAGAATCGCAGTCGGCTGTTGAACCTTGTCTGTCTGACCTGTAACGGCCTCGGTCGTAAACGCGAGACGGTCAGAACGCTGCATCAATATCTGCAAGACATTGGCAATCGTAGGATCGGGACCGGAAAACTGGAACTCGTGAATCGAATCCGCGATCTTCCCCGCCGTACCCGGCTCTACTCCGATAAACTTGCCCATCGAAAACTGAAGCTCGCCCTTTTTCGTGGCGAGCCTCTTATCGAAGAACCCGGCCTTCATATTTGCGAGAGAACCGGCGTCGATGGTCTGTCTTAGAAGCTTGTTCAGGGACGTGTTGATGTGTCCCAGAAGATGTCCAAGCCCCAGCATGTACGGACCATCGGGATTCGGCAGATACCCATAGTCCGTGTACTGCTCTATCGGCTCCTTGTCGTACAGAGGGCTCCCGGTTTGATCGGTCTCGTAGCGGATCGCAATCCTGCGAATCTCTCTGGCTTCAAGATCAATCGTGACAATATAGGGCTCTTCAATCCCGTCTCCGTCGAGATCGACCAGCCTATGTTGCTCAAGTATTTTACAGTAGGTCACATAGTCCGAACTGGACTGAGGGACTTGACCGGAAGCCTGATCTATCGCCGTTGTCGTCGGCTTGTCGTCCGCCATCGTCCACGGTCGGCAGGGTTCGGAAAAGTACCCCGTAGACGCATAGATTTTCGTGTCGTTTACCGAAAGCCAGATGATCTCCGATTTTCTGTCGAGTTCGTGTAATTCTCTGTTCCCGATTCCATAGGGGAGAACCAAATCCTCCGCACGGACGTTTCGGACCTGAATCTTTCCTCTTACCGGATCGTAGTAGGTCTTCGTAAAGAACGACCCATGTAACGGAACGGAGAGAAGCAGCTTGTCCTTCTGCCTCTTGTAAGACGGGTCTTCAACGAGAAGCTGGTGCGAGAGGTGTTTTGAAACCCTCTCGGCACGTTTGATGTCGTACTCTCCGATCTCTCCTGTAGGGATGGCCTTGAACGGAGTTCTATTGGGAAAGAACGCCTGAAACGCGCGCGCGTTGAATTGGGTACATGCTTCCGAAAGAGTCGGGATACATTCTTGAGACGAATTTTCCCACGGCGGATTGACGGGCTTGTCGTTCTGGTGAAACAGGCGAATCCATTTCGCGTGCATGTCCAGCCACGGGCCGCGCGAGGTTTCGTCGTCCTCATATTCCGCGATACACCGCTCGGCCAGGTCCTTCAGCTCCTTCTCATTCAAGGAGGGAACGAGGTTCTGTAACTCCGGCGGGACCCCCTGTTGGTCAATGTCAGGCGGCATTCGTTAGTTCGTCCAATGTGAATTTTGGCCTTTTGTTCTTCCAGATATGAGAGATCATCCCATTACCCCTCACGTCGATTGATAGATTCGCCTGCGAAATCAAATTCCCGAAATCCTGCGCCTGAGCAATTAATTCAAGGTCGGTCCAGAACTTCCGCCCCATGATTTCGACCTTCATAACCTCTTTTTTCGCTATTCCGTGAGGTTTCGACTTTTTACTCGGGTAACAGCAGTCGAATCCGTACAGAACGTACCGATGAAACCCCAAAACGGAGTACAGGAGGGCGATTCCCCTTGTCATCGCAGCACTTCCGCCTGAAACGAGCATCCCGTCCCCGACTATTTTTGCCTCACCGGCATTTACCAGCGCGTGGTAAACGCAAATCCTCGCCCCCCTCTCGATAAGATGGTCCAACGTAGACGGATGAACCATTGAAGCCGTGAAATAAACCGTTTCGGGACTCAATTCGTTAATGAACTGCCGCGCGTGGTCTCGCGGATCGAGAAGAATGCACCCCCATGGGATGATTCCGTTTCGGATCAGCTTGTCGTGCGATGTTTTCACCGCAATGACGTAAGCACCGTTCGACTGGAGGTCCCGGATTTCCCCGAGCACCTTCTTTGACAGTCTTCCGCCCCCACAAAAGACCGCGATATTCTGATGCGCTCCGCAAACCTTCACCGATGGGAGGTTTTTCGACACGGTGTAGGCGACGTTCTTCTGAATCTCCGCGTCTTCTACACAATTCTTGGTCTTGACAACGAGATTCTGTTTCTTCGGCGTCCATCCTCTAACAACCATCTGGACGTGACCGCCGGTCACAACTCCGTCTTTAGCGGGCAGAATTAACCACCCGCCTTCAGAAACAATGAAATTGCACCCGTACTCCGAAATATCCGGGCATTTTCCCTCCTGATCCGGCGTGTAGTAGTCGTCGGAGACGACAACAGGACAATCCTTCAAAGCGGAAATGTCCGAGAGGATCGTCGCAACCGAATGTCCGCCGTCTACAAAGGCGAGACCGGGTTTAAGCCCCTTGCTTATCAGGGCGGGAAGGGTTGATTTCGTATCCCCCGCAATCAACTCGAACGATCGGTCGGGGTGTTCCTTACAGAACGCTTCGAGTTTGGCCTCGACCTCCGCTTTCGTGTGGTGGCGCTTGACATTAAGTTCGGCCTTGTCGGTTTCATCCGTGGCGAACTCGAACAGGTCAAAACCAACGTAGTGAGCCGGACCCACGGAGAGTAACTCAATCGCCCTCTCGCCGTTCCACGTCCCAACCTCGACAATCGTTTTAGGCTTTACGTCCGAAACGATCTGCTTCAACTGGCCGTAGCGGTTCATGCGTACGCCTTCTGCTTTGCAACCGGTCCCTTATGATGCGTCATGTATTGTCCCAACACCGTCTCCGGCCAGACGTGATTACCCTCAACGCCTTCGGAGAGGTTCGTGAATCTCTCGCCCCGCATTTCCCACCGGCTTCTCACGGCATCGAAAACAAAGGAATCGGTAAACCCCGGAAGCTGAAACACCGCGCCGGCCATGTACCATTCTCTCAGAGAGCCGCAGAACCTTCGGTCGTTGAAACCCAACCATCCGGTTTCGGAATGGTCCCAGTCCTTCCTTCCGAGGTAAGAGCAAATCCCGTCTTTCGGTGCGGCTTCGTTCCAGAAATCCTCGTCGAGGTCTCTTTCAACGACCACATCCGCATCACACCAGACCCACTGACCCTTTGGCCTATCGGGCCATGTCATGGCGAAGACCTTGTGGCAGAACCTCACGCACTGAAACCGGTAGTCGGCTCGCCACTGTCCGTCGATCAGGACAAACCCGTTTGCAAACGGCTTGTCTCCGTAGGCTCCGATAAACTCCCTGCGGTCCCGATCCTCTTCCAGAGAGATCAGTTCAACACCGGAAATATCCGGTTTAGGACCTTCATGGAAAACAAAAAGCGGCACATCGCTATGCCGCTTCCAACTTTCGATGAACCGTTCCCCGTAGACTTTCTGAAGTCCTGGAGGAAAGGACGTACAGACGTTCATACCGACTCCCTCTCCAATTTCCATTCATCGGAGTAGGGAACGAACTGATAGTCGGTCCACCAGGGCCCACCTCGCGTGAAGTGAACCGCGCCGGGATCGTTGGATGTAGAGTGACCCTCAAGCCAGTTCCACCTTTCCGGAACCGAACCGATCTCTTCGTCTTTCAACCATCGAAACCCGTGTAGCCAGGAGCCGTCTTCGCTGTTCACCGCGTTGCGTGTGAGGCGACGGTTCGCTTCGTGTCCACAATTCCAGAGGATCAAAGACGACCAGTTCTTCCTCGGATACGGCTCCTGCTTCTGACCGTCCATCTTGACGGTTTCCTTCGGTGCGTAGTCGTGCTTGACAACTTGCACCGCATATTTGTCGTCTCTCAGCGCCCACAATTTGGACACATCGTCGCGCCAGAGAAAGTCGCAGTCGCAAAATACAGCCCATCCCTCGTATTGCATGAGGATGGGGACCATGAATCTTGCGAAACTGAAGTCGGTCGAGAACGGCCTGCCGTCCTCCTTGTCGTATTTCTGCGTCCCCCGCTGATACCAGTTCCTTGTATAAACCCCGTCGCTCCCCGGCCATTGAAGGTCGTAAGCGGAAATCTTCTTGATGTAGAGGGGCTGAGACGAATGTCTCCGGAGGGAACTCGAGCAAACCTGATACGCTAAATCTTCTCTTGCGTCCCACCCGATAAAAATGGGTATCGTACAGACGCAGGGGTCTTCATTACACGTCCGACACATCCAACCACTCCCAACATCGTCCATCCCGCAACTCGGCGATGGTCCATTGATGATACGCAAGTCCGTGACACCACGACTCGCGCTCCGCGTAGTTCGGATTCTCAACGTCCGAAATACGGGTTCTTGCAACCGGTATCGCCGCAGAGGGGCCCAGAACAATCGCGGGAATCCCGTGAACGATTGCCTCCGTTGCCGCGTTGGATTGATGGGCAACCAGAATGAAGGCGTCGTTCAGGACGGGCCTCAAATCCCCGTCGTCCTTCGGCTTTACGATAACCGGTCTGTCTGTGAAATTACTCAGCTCGGATACAACCGAGGTCAGCCACTTGTGAGAATCTATCCCGTAGAAATCCGCTACCGCCCTTGAAATCGGACAGACAACGACGTTTCGCCCCGAACGCCTCCAAGGGGAAATCTTGATCCCGAGAGATGCCCACCTGTCGGAAGGAAATTTACCGATCCCATCCCATTGCAGGCCATTCTTCGAGACCCTGTAGTAACCTTCGTAGTGGCCGCGCTTAAAATACCCGTGGTCGATATGGTAGAAATCCCTGCCGATCCACTGGCATTGTTTGATGATCCGGTCGCAACCGCGAAGAATCCCGTACACACCCGCAGAACCGGGGAGCAAATCTATGGCAGGGACGACTCTCGATTTCGTTCCAAGGGAAAGGGCTCGGCAAAGGACGTGGCTGTGCTGATGATCCGTTTGATAAATGGTCAGCAATGATGCTTGGCCCACGCTATCCCGTGCGGGCGCGGCCACCTCCATCGGGGCCACAACATGTCGGGGTCATTCCTGTCGTAACACTTCGCCGGCACCGACCCACAGCCGGTACACTCCATCCACCAAACCACATCGCTGAGAGACTTCAGCTTTCCCTCGGAGCCGCACCAGTTACAGCGATCTTCTCTGGGCCGGCGGGTATCACCCATGTCTTTATGGATTGGCCCGCACCGAAAGAAGGTATCCCCGTCCCCCTCCACACCACACGGGCAGAGATACAGCGGCTTGCCATCAACCATTCCACTGTGCATGTCGGAACCGCACCACGGGCACTTACACGGTTGCATAGGGATCGCCCGATTTTGTTCCCAGCCGTTCCTCGTAATCCTCCCAGAAACGGTCTTTTTCGGTTGTCACGTACGTACGGCTTCTCAACCCGTACGCCGTTTCATCGTAGGTATGGTTTTCCTGTTTCAACCCCGGGCCCTTGTCGGGCTCCAACTCGTCCAGAATCAATCCCGGAACCGTCGCCCACCATTGTTTGCAATTCTCAGTGACGTAGAACATCGGGAACTCCCCGACTGTTCCGTCTTCTCCAAACTCGGGATTCCCCGCCAGTCTTGCGATAATTTCGGCGTAGTTGTGAACCCGATCCTTTTTCGCAGGTCTCAGAACAAACCTCGGGTCCTCCGCCTGCATTCTTTCAGCGACAGAGGGTCCATCGGTAGACGACCACATGGCTGAATCCCCGACCCGGTAATCCATCACGTCTCTACGGGAATCTTCTCGCTCAAGAATCCCCCGCGCAACTTCGGGACCGGACAATCGACAACCCTGGTTCCTCCGGCCGTTCCAGCCGTACCATTCGTCGTATCGAATCACAGCACCCTCAGGCAACCAAACATCCGGCCACCCTTCCCTTCCCCTCAACATCGCCCCCGAGGACACGCAGTACCACCCAACGGAAAACGGTCTTGCGGTACCCCAGTCCATCGACATGAACCGGGTCCAATGTTTGGGAGGGGAAAACTGCCTTAACTGGTGCTTGTCCCGATCAAGATTGTGGAGGGCCTGTCCTACAACCGCATCCCAGTCCCCATCCCGATAGGCCCGGGCCATCTCAGGAGCCAGAGACCCGAACGAAGCCGCATATCCTTTATCGAGATAGGCGTTGTCCGCCATCCTCGCGGGGATGTAGATCGACTGGACCCCCTTATCCTCAGGGTCTCTGTCGTCTCTCCAGGTCCTGTCGTGGAAGACAGTCTCCGGCGGAGCGGCGTCGATAAAGACGCTCTTCAGAAAAGCATGTGAGGGGCCCCCGGGATTCGACCCCAGAACAAACCGGGGGAATACATGCTCGTAACCCTTGGCGGGTTTCCAGCTGCCGATTCGATTTCGGGTCCTCAGGTACTCAATCTGACTCGGAAGCATCAGGGAAGCCTCGTCGAAGGCTACAACGTGCATTTCAGCACCCTGATAGCGGTAAACGTCCGACTCCTTCTCGCAGTAGCAGAACCGGAGAATGGCCCCGTTGAAAAACTCCAACGTCTTCCGCGTCTCGTTGTAAACCGCGATCTCGGAAGGTATCTCCTTCCGAACCCAACTGATGTGGTTGTCTTCCAACTCCGGAAGGGTTCGGCGAAACAAATACGCCTGACACCCCGGGTTCCTCAGACATAAATCTATGAGGTCCCACCGGAGCGCCGTGGACTTCCCGCCCCCAGCCGCACCCCCATAAAACAACTGCCGAACCGCCGTCGAATGAAGTAACTGCTGACGTACCTGCGGGACGTAAGACGGCTCAAATCTCAATCGGGCAAGACTTCGAGTATTTCGGCCTCGAAGCACCCGGCCCTGCGCAACCGAATGATGGCCGTTGTTCTGGTAAGCTGACCGTCCTCGACAAGGGTTCTGGTTTTGACCAACAGCCGGTCGAGGCGGTTACTTCTCAGCCTTCGGCGTATTACGCGGCTCTCCCATGCAGAGAAGCCGTTTCTATACCCGGGGCCCTGTACGGCTGACACGTCACTCTGGGGGGTCTGGGGAGTAATCGTCGGGCTTGTTTATGATATTCGCCAGCATCGACAGATCGACCAACATGCAAATAATCTCGGCCACCATTGCCTCGCCGTTATCCCCGAATAGCCAGGGGTCTTGTAATGCGGCATCAAGCGCGTCTTCAATCTCTCTCCGGGCACGGCCTATGCCGAGCCACACGCCCACATTGTGCGGGTCCCCCTCGGTCATTCTCCACGCACGAAGCTGATTGGCCAAATCCCCCAGATCATCCACCCGGACCAGAGACATCGCCACGGCCAGCAAGATTCTCTCGGGGATCACGCCGGCTTCCTTAAGACTAAGCAAATTTACTCGCCGCCCCTTACGAATTTCACGCCCTAGCCATTCGTAAGTGGGCCGCAGCTCGGCATCAAAATCCTCGGGCCTCACCAAACACTCGATCACATGATATTTGTCGTTGTCCCCGATGATGGCAGCTAAGAGGGCAAATCCCGCATCTTCTCTTGATTCGACCGAGCGCCCGTTTATTTCATTCATCAACACCTCCGTGTGGAAACCCGAGGGCGGTTTTCATTCGACGGAATCGTAAATCGTGATCGTGGGGTAGCCGTCGAGGCCCGCCCCGCCGACGATCAAGTACCCTTCCCGCTCCCAAAGCGCCGTCAATTCAGCAAGAGAATTAATCTCAATCACCCACACCTCATCACCGGACTCACGTATCTTCTTGCGGTAGGCCCCGTCAGTAGGCGCGGGCGTATCCCCCAACCACTCGGCCGAAGCGCGATCAATCTCGAACAACATGGAAACCCCAACTGGGTTGTTTTTCGGAATGGGGCCGGACCCCGAAGCCACGGAGCCCGACCCCTCGCAGCCAAATGCCATCCCGGTTGGGCCCCTCAAGCAAAAAGGGCGGGCGGCCGTCTGACTGCGAATAGTGGAAACTCAACTCGGGTTGTTTTTCGGAAACAGGTGGGGACCCTAAACGCGGGTGTGAAATAGCCCCCGCAGCGGCGCCACCGCGCGAGCCCAACTCACCAAGGCCCCCTCCCCGGCTTCCCATAATGGTAGTTATACGCATACCCCACCCCATACATATCAATAGGTTAGCACACCTACCGCAGGGTCTGCGTATTATGCCGTCAGGGAAACCGCACGAAACGGATCAGATTGTTGCGCGAAATGGTCGGAAACGCGAGGGGCGGGCGAGCGATTCGTGCTGCGCGATCAAACCCCGTCTTCGTACCGAGACGGCCACTTCAGGTATCGTTGCCACGCAATGCCACGTAGCGCCAACATCCTCTGTTTCCCACCATCCCAGCTCCAGTACTCCATCGTCCTCTTCGATAACCAATCCGCGCCTGTCGCGAGGGCTGTTCATTGCCTCGCCTTGCGCTCCCATGCCTCGACAGTAATCAAGTCCTGTACGGCAGCATCCAATAGCCATTGCTGACGTTTCCGATCTTCCTGCGTTGTCGCAACGTCGCGGGCGGCTTGTAACTCGAAGCATCGCGCCCGGAAGGCCTCTGCGCCCAATACATCGCTCATTGCCTCTACTCCGCCCAACCGCAGTTGAAGATCGCTGCCAGCTTAGGGGAATTGAACTGTATCAGGACCTGGCAGTCGTACGTGTCGTACCCGTGTTGCCGTACAGCGCGTTTAACACCGTCCCCAATGTGTGCCTCTAGAGAAGATTGGATTTCGGCCCGCCAGCGGTCGTACTGGGTCATTACCAGCGATCCTCGGTGTAGCCGTCGTCGTCGTCATCGGCGAATATATCGAACCCGTTGTGGCGGCCCCGCCTGACCCCGCAATCCTCCAAATCCCCCATTGCCTTAATAGCGATGATGGCGCGATTAAACGCTGCCTCGGCCTCTAAGAATACGTCCTGAAGAGCCGACTTGCTCCAGCCCCCCTTCGAACAGTCTGCTTCCCATACAAAGGGCTCGCCATCGTAGTACAGCGTCATCGTGATTCTGTTGGGGTCGGGCACATATACCGTTGTGACACACGTCGTCGTACTGACCAACTCCGCCTCCTTGGCGCCAACCGCGCCGCTATTCAATCGTGGCCCGTGTCCCGTCCTGACTGATGGTCACGGCTTTCCTCTCGGGCATGTTGAAGACAATCTCGACCTTCGGCCCCCCAGAGTCCTTCGGGTTCCCGTAGTCGGCCTTCGTGGCGGGGTGGCGCTCCAACAGAGCTAGCCCAGCTCGCCAGTCCCCCTTTTCGGAGGCAAGGTTGATGTCGTTTACCCGCTTCTGCGCCCATACCGATTGAGCTCGTTTACACAGCTCGGAAAACTCCGTATCGCTCTCCAGCCATGCCGTCACTGTTTCCCGCCTCACATCTGCAAGGTCTGCTGCCATATTCGGAGTTGTCCCGTTGGCGAGGTGCCCCGCGATCTGCTGCTTCTTTGCCTCAATGTCGGGGGCAGTCGGGTGTTGGGCTAGCGTGGTTTCCGTAATTACCGGAACGGAAACTCCCCCGGCCAACGGTTTCCACCCATGAGACACGATCCGCTTATTGATCGCTGTATGGGATATGCCGTGCATCCGGGCCAGCTTCCTGACCGACGCTATCCCAGCCTCGTACTGATTCCTGATGGATACCCAGTCAACACCGGGCTTCATAACGTGGCCGGTCAAGGGTGCGCGTCCACCATCGCGTGCCATGCCGTTGCCGACACCATGCAAACCCCGGCCCGGTACATCCCGAGCGTCGAATACCGGGTTGAAATCAGCTTGAAACCCGCTTCCCGTAACTTGGCCACCTGACCCTCCGTAATGTCAGCGGCCTTGAGTGCCCGGTCGAGGTGCAAGCGAATGTTCGTGTCGTCGGCAGCGTAGCTGGGGACGTCGTCTTCCGTAGTCACTGTCCCTCACTCATGGGTTATGTCGTGTACCGCGTCGGCTTGATGGAGCTGTATGGCGTTTCTATCGTCCCGTCAGCATGAATGCGGATCGGGTAATTCAGCCCCGGTGCGTTCGGCCCCCAACCTGGAATTGGTTTGGGCTCCATTTCGCCAGTCAAGGCGGTTACAGTGTAACGAATCTCTGGCCGGTCACTCATGCGTCACCTCGTGGATAGCGTCGGCCTCGGCACCCGCGATTGTGTCGAAGGCAGGGTGTATCCCGCCAAGCCAGTCACCCGGTTCCCACTCCGCATACCAGTCGTGTCTTGCCTGTCGCTTGTCGGGGATGATTCGCTGATAGAGGTTCCGTTGTGCCAATTGCTTGGCAACGGGGTTACGTCTGGGCATGTCCTTGAAAAGATGATGGTATTTCCGGTATTTACGGGTAAGGCGTAGGTAAAATACCAGTTTACCTGAAAGCAAAACGCGGCCGGAGTGTTACCCCCCGCCGCGCCTGAGCCCACGGCAAGCCGTAGGGGATTGTAGAAGCGGAATCCCCGGGAGGAGCTTTCGCCTGTCCCGGGGCCCTATCACTCCGAAGCCGCGTGCAAGCAGAGGCGGGCATCGGCTCACTATGTTCGGCCGGCAGCTGAGCGCCGACCCCGGACCCTTCGGTCATAACAGAAGAATAATCGCCCCGGCGATCAACCCGGAGCGCCCCGCCGTCGACAGGCGGTTTATGCCGATTGGAAACCCAACCGGGGTTGCGACGTGACATTTTCCTGAGTGTGTATCGGGCGGGCCGGGCGCTGCATCACCGCTCGCTACCCACCCCGGATTGGTTACCTGGCCTAAGCCTCGTCCGTGTGCGGTTCCCTAGACCCGCCCGAATCGAAAGAGCCGCCTAGGGCGTCGGCTGCAATTCTGTCGAGTCTTTGGGAGCGCCCAAGAAGTCGCCGGGCGATGCAAAGGTGTAAGGATCAGTGGCCCAACTCAGGGCCTGTTGAGCCGCATACAGTTCCTCATAACGAGGACCCGATGGGGTCTGCCTTAGCGCAACCGCTATCCGGTCCAATTCACGATCAACCATGCCCATATCGGTTCATCTCCATTTGAAAAGATCGGACGCGACGGGGCCTGCCTTGAACCCCGCAATGCGCGCTCGCCACCTAGGATCGAAGGCGATGCTACGGCCGGCAGAATGTCACCGTGTCGCGCGCCCGAATCGAAAGGGGCGACCCGTGAGCCGCCCTGAGCCGCCGACCGGGTAGTCCCAATCCAAAGCGGCCCAAACCCAACTATTCCATCGTTGCACAAAGGCATAGCACAAGTCGGACTAGAAAGTCAAGCCTAAATCATCGTCATCGCAATACCCGCCTCATGCAGCGCAATCACGAGACACGAAATCCCGACCCCCTTCTTTCCTCCAAAGCCCATGCCTTCGGCCCATTGATGCGCTGTGCCGTCGTTCACAACGACATACCGCAGGACGCTCGCATTGATCCGGCCGATGTCGCGGTCAACGCGGGCAAGCTCTTTCTGATCGTGGGGAGAGGGCGACCAGCCGCCGCCGTTGCTGCGGTCGATCCGGGTGAACTGGCTTGCCGCGTAGCGAGGTGAGGCGCCGGCCTTGTCCACCATTTCCCGATATTGTTTGGCGACCTGATGGTGAATCTCGTTCTCAGCCGGATCGCGCCAATAGCTCCCGTTTGGCCGTTTGAACGCTCGAGCCAGTTCACCCCGTTTGTGATAGCGGTCTATCGGGCAGCCGGTGGTGACGGTGTAGGTTGTCGGCACGCCCTGCTGGCGGCGAGCCTCGATCACGTCATGCTGACTGCGTTCGGGAGTGGGGCTGAGGTCTTCGGTCATGGCTTCACCATGTCACGGGCGGCAAACCATCGGTTGTCCCTGCCCTCTATCGCCAGCTCAATGTTTTCCACGCGCCGCAATACGTTCATCGTTGGGCTGGTTACGGAAATAATCGGTCCCGACATAAAGGCGCCCTCGCATTGAATGCCGCTAATCGTTAGCCTCGCGCATATGCAGGAGGGACACAGCAACCCGCCATCGTCGCCGGTCGGAGAGATTTGCCGCCATGCCCAATGCGGAATTATCAAGTCCTGAAAGCCGCCATCCTCATAGGGACGGGAACAGTCGTAACAGCGCACGGTGGGATCGTCACTCATTCGGGAACACCCCAATTCAGTTGGGCGCATTCCTCAAGCTCCCGCGCATACTCGACCTTGGCGGGCCACGATTGCGGGAAGGTTTCGGCCCAAATGGTCCGCTCCCACTTGGCGACAAGTTCCTCGTCGGTCATTCGGGGGCCTTCGGTAGAGGCATCCAGTCGCCATATCGCTTCGTCGCGGCGGCGAGATATGCTTCGTGCGCCTCCGTTTCGGTGGCAAAGTATCCGAGGCTGCACATGCGCCCGTTAATTTTAATCATCGCTCGCCATCGGCCCTTCTTTAGTTGAGCGCCCCTCATATACGGGCCGGGCGTTCGGCGGCGGTTCACGCAATTCAAAGCCTGCGTCCCCTTCCGAATATTTTGCCGTGTGTTGTTAAGCCCGTTGCCGTCTCGGTGATCTACAATTTCCCCCCTCGTCGCGCCGAGCAGTAACCGGTGCATACGCACAACAGCGGCGCTGACTACATAGAATCCGTCCCCGTCGCTACGCCGGCTCGCGTACCATTTGAATTGGCCGATCAATGGCCAATCACAGGCATCAATGACCGCAAATTGGCCGAGCGTCAGGGGGACCATAACCGTCCCATCCCTCGGCGCCGTCTCAATCGGTTGCCATTCCATCGCTACCTCCGTGGGTTTCGGTAACAGCCGTCAAAACCGCATCCTCGATGGCCGCGATCCTCTCCTCAATGCTCACCAAACAGGCCACGACAATAAGCATGTAAATCAGCTTGATCATTCGACCGGCTCTGGTTGGGGTTTGGGGCGCGCTACGGGGCGGCCAGGCTTGCGGTGTACATATCCCGCACTCGATGCCAGCTTTGCACGGTCAGCGTTCGCGTTGGCAAAGAACCATAGCTCGGCAAGGTCCTTGGCATTCCGCATGTCGGGCTCCCTACGGTGTAATTCGATGAAGGTGCGGATCGTGTGAGAGCGGGAGTCGGTCATGCGGTAGCCACCCCGAAGTGACGGCTGATCGCGGCCTTGGCGCTTTCGATGGTTTCGTGTTCTGTATCGTCTATCGTGGTCATCCACGCCCTCGACGTAGGGGTCGCCTCAAAAAACACCATTGCGACTTGTTTCTTGCCGCGCATCAAACACAGCCCGTCCCATTCCAATGATGCATTTCGTTTAGTCATGCTCGGCCGCCGCCCTTCTGAACCAACCGCCCATTCCACATTACGAGCCGATTGCCGCTGCTGTTGTAAAACCTCAACCTTTCGGGGCCCTCTCGCATGGCGGCCTCCGCCTCGCGCAAAGACGAATACCGGCCCATCTCGCACCAACCGTCCATCGGGCTCCATCCAAACAAAAGCCATTCCCCTGCGCGCTCCTCGATCTTGTGCGTTGGCGTAGACTCTATTTTTTCTTCAACATTGCGGTTGTGCCGCTCTATCAACTCTTTCCACATCTGCTTTATCTCCGTTGTGAGAGCGGGAGTCGGTCATGCGATGCTTGGCCGGTGCGGGTGATGGTGAACCAGATCGACTGCGCCAAACGGATCGCCATCGCAGTAGCCGTAGCAATCCCATTTGAACCGATAGCCCATCGCCGTTCCGATGATGTTGCCCTTGCGCGTCACTCGCTCGATCTTGACCAGCGCCCCGCACATGCGGAGATAAGCCGGCTTCGCAATATCAATCGGCGGGGCGTGGTAAGTGTCGGTCATGTCCCCTCCATCAGCACAGCGTCCGCCATCTCCTGCGCCTCCGCAGGGCTCTTGTGGGCGTTCCGCGCTTCCGTGTAGGCAAGACCGTGTTCGGGCGGCAGATGATGCGGCCTGACCTTCCGCCGCTCCCGCATCGGCCTTGGCGCAATCTCTGCCCTCGGCTTGGCGAGCAGCCGCGCAAGGTTTTCGGATCGCTTCTCGCGGTCGAAATTCAACGCCAGATCAGCAAGGCTCACAGCCCGCTCAAGCCTGGGCATGTCGCCTTCGAGGATGCCCAACAAATCCCGCCGTGGTTTGGCAAGCTTCTCACATCGGGACCGAATCTCTGAGCCGATCGGCCACCATTTCTGCGTCTGCCGCCATTCCGTCAGCACGGTCGAAACAACGTCCGCAGGGTAGTTTTCGATGTCCTGCGCCATCGACTGAATCAGCGCCTGCATGTCCGCACTCGCCCGATCACGACTGGCCGTGGCTGAAAGACAACGGGTGATTTCCGTCACGGCAAACCGAAAACCACAGGGCTCAAGCGTGCCCCTGACCTGCTCGATTGCACCCGAGTATTGTGGGACTTTCCCGATGGCCCGGTATCCGACCAGCTCGTACTCAGCCGTCAAGATTGGCTCGACGCAGGACCGCAAGGCCGGCATCAACGACGCCTCCAGATGGCGATTTACCGCGTGGGCGTTCTTTGGCGCACCATTGTCGGATGAAGGCGACTGGATCGCGCTTCCGCCGCTTTGCGGGGGCAGCGTTTGCAGCCCAGTCCCGGATTGATTGGATGGTTTGAGTTCGGTCGAGTCCGCTTGCATCGATTACCTCCAAAGCCTCTTGGTTTGGTTCCCATGTCAAAACGTCAACGGCGCGTTTTTTCTCTAACTCTCCGTTAGGAGAGTTATTCTTACTTAGGGTGTGGGAAGGGAAGGGAAGGGAGGCATTGCCGGAGCCCTGCCGCGTTCCATGTTCCGGTAGTGCCGGGGCATCCTGTTTTTCCTTTTTCCATCTAGCCCTTGCCTTCTCTGCCTGTGTTTTCGATCTTGATTTGCATCCTTCGTATTCCCGGAGCAGACGCTTCTGCGTGATGAAATTTTTTCTTTTTTTGCAAAACTCGGACACGAGCGGCATTAGGTCGGATTCAATGACTAACAGGGGGCGCCCCAGCTTGCGTGCGAGCCATTGCGGATCGTCCGGTACACGGCAGCCGGGGCTCCGCCACATCAGCATCAGGAACCGCAGATACAGCCCGTGTTCGGCGTCGGACAGGTGCCCGGTGTCCGCCAGGTAGGCGTCGGTCCATAGAGGGAGCGCCGGGTAGTCGGCCACCTATCCGCCCCTCTTGCGTATGCAAAGCTCGTAGCCGGTTGCATTCAGCGCGGCCTCGAAATTCGCCAGCGACGGGTTTTGCAGCCGCGTCCAGTTATGGAGCGTGGTTTCGTTCACCCCCGCCTTCTCAGCCAGATCAGCAACATAGATTTCGCGCTCAAGGATGATCTCGAACAGTCTCTTGACCAGCGGAACCTTGAACTCGCCAGTCGCAACCAGCTTGTAGATTTTGGAGCGCCAACGCAGGTGATTGGTATACCGCCCGCTCGCGCGTTCGGCTTCGGTAAACTGGCGGCCGCATGTCATACCGCTATGCTGCATGACACCCTCTCGTTAGCGTCCCGACAGGGGACACAGATGCGGTTGCCCGGACCCCATGACTTGAACGGGTCCCGACAACGAAGGCATGTGCGCGGTGAGTAGTGAACCGGAACCGGGGTCGGTTTGCGCTCCGCCATCTTTCCGTTCGCCCGGCGCCAGAAGTTCGATACCGACATGACGGTTCGACCAAGTAGCTCGGCAATGCGGCGGTCGCTGTATCCCTGCATCTTGAAACGCGAGAGGCGTTCGGACTCCGATTCGCTCCAGTATTTCATGCCGCCTCCCGCTCGTGATCGGATGGGTAGGGGGAGGGAAACTCAATGCGGCCTTGGCGCCCACGGGTTCTGGCGACATTCATTTCTCGCAACAGACAGGCAAGCTGCATTTCGATTTCTTTGAGATCGGGCTTCGATAGCTTGCAAACGGCCTGCGCTCTCGCCTGTATCGCCAGCGCCCTCGCCTCGCCCAAATGCCGGACGATCCAATTCCGAAATACGATGGGATTGGCGCCCAACTTCTGATGGCAGGAATAGCAATGCGCGGCTGCGGCGTCGGGGTGCCAGCGCGTGCCCCGGTGTCTCCGGCCGACAAGATGGGAACAATGTAGACCTTGTGAATTGGGCTCGTATTGCTTGCCGCAACATTCACAGCGCCAGCCACTTCGTTCTCTTACGAGTTTGGAAAACAGAACATCGAGCTTGTCGCGCTTCATTCCCCTGCCCCTTTTGGGCCGATCCGATTTGTAAAACTGTAGGGCGGGCCGGACACCGTGGCCCTCGTGCTTGTGCCGACCTTTATCGTCGGTTGCGTCTGCCGCCCGCAGCGGTTTCCCGCCCTACCTCTTACGCACCTTTCTTTTCCAAACCCTCAAGGCACGCTTTGTTGTATTTGATGTCCGCCTTCATTATCCAAATGTCGTGCTCGACGGCGCAAAGGCGTAACTCGCGTAGCCTCCCCCTGCTTACGATCTCTCGAAAAAGCAAGATCAAAAGCACGAGCACCACAACGGCGGCTGCACCCACGAAAAACCCCTCTGGCGTAACCATCATGCACCCCTCTTCACTACTGTCTGATACAACTCGCTGATCTTCTGTTCGATCATCGGGTCCATGTCCGTATCCATTGCCAGCAACTCGCGCACGAGCGCCCGGACCTCGGGTATCTGTGCCGCCAAGCGGAGGAATTGCAGCGCGTTCGGTACGCAGCGTTTCTGGCGCCAATTCTTCGCGCTCGACAGATTCGCGTCCGCCGCCTCTGCGATAATCGAATCGGGATTTCGCTTGTAGGCGACGTGCTCATTCAGCGCACCCGAGACACGCTCGGTCAGGCGGAATGTGTCCATGTCAGCAATGGGGGCGCGGGGGAACGTGATAAGCTGCGCTGAACCGGAGCAGTCGATTTGCTCCAATGTTTCGCCTGTGTTCTGCGTAGGAACGGGACGCGCTTTCTGCGTCATGTTTTGGCGAGAAACGGAGCGCGCGATTGAATTAACTGCGGCCATGAATTACGCAGCCTCTTCGCCGAGAAACCCCGCCGGCAGTTCGACGTTCTTCTGCTTGGCAAGACGGGCGAGTGCGGCGCGCACATCTACATCTTTGGGGATGCCACGGCGCTTCCACATGGAGACCGTGTGCGGCTTTCGCCCCACCTCTTTGGCTACCGCCCCGGTCCCGCCGAGAGCCTCGATCAGACCATTCATGGTTGCGAGGTGTATCACAGTCCGTGATGATGCACAAGCCCCGGTATTGTGAAGTGCCTCACAAAATGAGATGTGGCCTACTCTCGGCATGAGGCAGAACGCGATACGACCGAGTCGGCGGACTGAGGACGCCCGTAAGCAGGCTGGGAGGAACCTCAGGGCCGCGCGGGAGGCGCTTGGGCTTACCCAAGAGAGGCTCGCCAGCGAGCTCGGCATGACCCCCCACGCCCTATCTCAATGGGAGAGCGGAGCCAGGCGGATTAATACGTTTGGCGCGGTCATTCTAAAGCGGCGGTACGGCATTACCCTCGATTGGCTGTTCGCGGGCGATCTTTCCGGTTTGCCCCACGATCTTGCCCTATCCATTCAGAAGCACGGCATCCGACAAGTAAAATAACCTTACATTCCGTGTACCTATTTGGTTCGCGGCGCCGGGTGGCTTGTTTGTGACCATATCACAGACTGTGAACTTTTCTGCTTGACACCATCACAGAGCGTGATATCCTCCCCTTATCGCTTCGGGCTTGCCCCCATCGTGCCCTGAGGCGACCGGGCTCCCGGTGCAGCCTTCCCGCTGCATCGGGACCGGAACGACCCGAAGGCATCGGCGGGAAGATCGGTGCCGTCATTGCTCTCAAGAAAGGGCGTTAAGCGCCGTTGCTGGACAGGGGGCGGCCTCGGACGGGTCGCCCCCGCTAACGGAGGATGAAATGACCCGCACAGAAACCTTTTTCGTTGCCATCTGGGAACGCCCCTCGGGTCCGGGTGCGATCAAGCGCCGCTGTGGGGAGTCAGAGAACTACCCGAACGAAGACCAACTCCGGCAGGAATGCCGTGAACGTCAGTCAATCCCCGACGTTGTGATCGAAATGCGGCGCGAGGGTTTCGGCAAGTGGTCGGCGGTTCCGTACACGATTGAGGAAAGGGATGTGACGTGACACTGGACCTATCGAAGCCCGTTTGCCTGCTCGGCAGCAGGGTGCCGGTGCGGATACTTTGCACGGATGCGCCGGGCGATTGCCCAGTCGTCGGAATTGTCGAAGTCGACAATGTGGTCATGCGCTGGTCTGCGGCCGGCAACCATTATCCGAATACTGACTTACTTTCGCAGTTCGACCTCATCAACGTCCCCGAGGAGCCGCGCGAGATCGTGCGGTGGGTGATATTTTATGACAACGACGATGACTTCCTCGCGTTCTCGTCGGAATTTCTTGCGCGAGACCATGCGCGAGAATACCCGGACGGCATCAGCGCCATAAAACAGGTTCCGCTCCGCTTCACGCCGGGTGAAGGGCTATGAGATTCATCCTCGAATACCTAGCCGTGTCGTTTGCCCTCCCCGTTGGCGCGTTCATCGCGGCCGTGATCGTGCTGTCCCTGTACGGGCCGATTGAGTGGGACTTACTGCAATGACCCGCATCCTCTTCTGGTTCGCGCTCGGCATGGCGACCATGCAGGGCATCCACATGGGCTTTGATTGGAGCACGAGACTGTGAAAATCGCACATACAGATTTCGCAGCATGGCTCGCAGCGTTTCCGCCCGCATGGAGAGACGCATTCAAGGCGGGGCGAATCATGACACGAGAGCAATTCGCAGACGAGGCGACCAATCTGGACGAGAAGGCGCGGCATGTACGGGCTGCGCGGATGATAGGGAGCGCGGAAACGTGAGAGCAATCATCGGCGGCAGCCTCGCGCTGTTCTATTCATACTTCGCTGGTGCGTTCGTTAATCTAGCGTTCGATCCCACAACGTGGACCGACACCTCGCGGACTCTTTTAGTGATACTCAGTCCGTTTGGCGTATTGATCGCGTCTATCTTCGCGTTCGAGTTTCGGCGGTGACCTTATTCGAGGCCAGCGCCCAACGCGAGTACCGCGACTGCCTGCGCCTCTATCGCAATGCGGGCCACGGACGGCGGCGGGCTGCGTACAGGCGATTACAACTGGCGCTGATGATGTTGCTTTTGGAGGAACAGAGATGAACGCGGAACTCAAGGTAAAGTGGATCGCGGCGCTGCGGAGCGGGAAGTACAGGCAGGGCTTGGGGCGATTGCGGGGTGGCGACAATAGCTACTGCTGCCTAGGCGTGCTTTGCGATGTCAGAGACTCAACGGCGTGGAATGGCAACACCTACACGAACAATTCTGTTGTTGGCATGGCGAAGAATCTTTTGGATGAGGTCGGCATTTCTCAAGATGTACACAACCTGCTTGCGGCAATGAACGACGAGGACAAGCAAACCTTCCCCGATATAGCCGACTGGATAGAGGAAAACCTGTGATGAACGCGGAACCGACACAGGCCGAACAGCGCGCGGTATCCCTCCTTCAAGGGATCGCCAACGACTACGACTGGTATCTGAAACACCCCGAGGATGCTGCGAGGCATATCGACATGATCGAAGCTGCATGGAGAGATATGGCGCGGATCAGGACGCTCGCATACGAAGCGCAGCGCGGCGAACGGAGGGTGGCGTGAGCAAGTCCCGCGTGCTGAGGATTTTCGACGCGCTTGATCGGGCCTACAGCGGATTGCTCGATTTGCCGTTCGGTCACCCCGCGCGGCTCGGGTTGCAGGGTGCTATGGCGACATTGCGCGACGCTATCGCAGCCATGACGGCCGAAGATAGTGGGACCGTGCAATGCCGGTATGAGGATGAATCAGCCCGCAGAACGAGGGACGCGGCGTGACCACCGTTTGTGCAAAGTGCCAGCACCTCTACATCGTGAACAAGAACGACGCCTGGTATCGCTGGCTTTGTATGAAAGCACCGCTACCCAAGCTGTTCAACTATGTGACGGGCGAGACAGTTGCCGACCCGCCCTACTCGTTCTGCCGGCGCATCAACGAGGGCGATTGTCAGGATTTCGAGGAAGGGGTGAATGCGTTGCACCCCGCAGATAAGGAAGGCGAGTGATGTTTACACCGGAACAGATCGACGCGCTCAAGGCGCCGCTGGATAGCAAGTGCGTCAAGACCCGTTCACAGGCCGGGCGATCCCTCTCCTATGTCGAGGGCTGGCACGCCATCGCGGAGGCCAACCGGATATTCGGCTTCGACGCATGGGACCGCGAGACGGTCGAACTCCGGCAGCTTGGAGAGCCGCGCAGCGTGAACGAAAAGATGCGCGTGGCATTCCTAGCGCGGGTCAAGATCACCGTGTATGGCCCCGCAGCCGAGGGTAACTGGCCGGGACATATCACCCGCGAGGGCACCGGCTACGGCTCCGGCATCGCGGCGGACTTGGGCGACGCATTCGAGTCCGCAATCAAGGAAGCCGAGACGGACGCGATGAAACGCGCCCTGATGACCTTCGGCAATCCCTTCGGCCTCGCGCTCTATGACAAAGAGCAGCGGGGCGTCACCAATGGGGGCGGTTCCGGCCCATCACCCGTCAAGTCGGACGATCCTCCCCCGTCTGACTCGCCGCCCCCTGCCCCCGCCAAATCGGCAAGCCCCGGACAATGGCAGGACTGGGCAATGCGCCTGATTGTCGGCGCGCGCTCGCAGCCAGATCGGGTTGCGCTAATCAACTACCAAGTTAAGGCGCACGACAACATGGAGTTGACGAAGCTCAAAAGCCAGAAGCTCCATGACTGGATCGTCGATCAGATGAAATCGGCGGCGAAACAGTATGACGAAATCGACTCACACGCGGCATAGGTGACACATGACATACGAGCAGAAAGACAACAGCGGTTCCCTGTTCAAAAATGCAAAAGGCGACAATCCCAAGCGCCCCGACTACACCGGGCGGGGGATGGTGCACGGGCAGCTTGTGCGGATTTCCGCATGGCTAGAGAAATCGAAGTCCGGCGAGACGTACCTGTCGATGAAATTCAGCGAGCATAAGCCGAAGGCCGACGACACGAACAACTACAACGCCGATCACCCCGACGACACAATACCGTTCTGATGCCGCAACTTGAACTATAGGAGAGACACATGAAGATCGACGCTCAAATTACTGGAGTGAACACGGATGGCGATACCTTGCACGTCACAGCACAGGGTAAAATAAAGGACATGGCCGAGTGGCGGCGGCCGTTGAATATCTCTTTCGATGTGCCTGATGAGAATGGCACTCGCAAGACTTATGTCGTCGGTCGGAAACTCCGCATTGAGTTCAAGAGCAAGTAATCCCATGACCGACTCCGCCGCGATCCGCGCCACCTATTCCGACTGGCGCCCCGTCAAGTCCCGCAAGGTACTTCAGCTTGTGATGGAGGTTCCCATCGAGCAGACGGAACAGGTCTTGACCATCCTCGGGGCACCGATGCCCGATAGGGAAATGTGGGTCGCGATTGCAAGACTGGCAGACGTGAGGCCGGACGCGAAACAGCCCCCGCACCCTCTCGTACAGGCGGCGGGGATACTGGCGAACGAGCCGAGGTTCCAGGTTTGGGTTGCGGAGAGAACCGGAGTGCCGTGCGACAACGCGGAGGACGCTGCGAAATACATCCGGGGTTATTGCGGGATCAGTTCACGGCGCGAGCTTGCCGATGACGGCATAGCGCAGAATTTCTTTCGACTCCTGAGAGCGGATTATGACCAATGGTGCCGGGAATGACCGAGCAAGAGATCGAGGAGCGCGTGGCGAGGGCGATCTGTGTCAGTTATGGCGATAACCCGAACCACTGGGAGTCCTACAAACGGCTTGCTCGCGAACATGTCGCGGCCATAGCGGAGTATCGCAGGATCATGGAGGAAGGGAAATGAAAAAACCAACGCTGAAATCGGTAATCAGGGACTTTGAGAAACACAGGGCCGTCGTGGCTAAGGAGCGAGACAGACTGCGCGATCTTCAACTCGAAGTCGAGCAGTTAAATGAAGATTGCGATGAAGCCCTTGGCGCGCTTGAGGACGCCATAGACGCACTAAGCAGGCTTGTGTGATGCCGCACGAAAAGCCCGCCCCTGTATTCGTCGAGCCGACAGACGATGAACTGCGGCAGTTGGAAAGCTGGCTCACCAATCAACTCGGCTACGCGCGCTCGGTGCGGATGAAAAGGTATCTGACCCTCGCCGCCCAGATCGTCTCGCAATACCGCCGCAGATTCCGGCCAT